TCCGTTAAGAACACCAGCAAATGTACTACCAGTATCGTCCGAAGAAATACCATTGTTATTCATTTGTGGGTTATAATCAAGAACACCTGTCATTGCCAGAGCGGAAGCAACATCAGCAGAACAAACTACTACGTTACCTTTACCACGGCGGGTGTCTTTTGCGATTGCATTAGCTTCACGTTCAATCTGCATCATCAGACCTTTGAACTTCTCTACTTTCCAACGTCCATCGGAGTCGGCAGTCAGGTCAAATACACCTGTGTTTGCAGTTTGTGCGCCACAACCAAGTTTGGCAATGTCATACAATGTGCGAAGAACTTCGCGGTTCATTTCTGCATTGATTTCAGTCGAGAGAATTGTTGACAATTCCGACTCTGCATCAAGACCGTGTACAGCCTTCAAGTCTTGCGACAATTCAGTTGTGTACTCTGCCTTGAGTGCGCGGGTCTTTGCAGTAACCGAAGTACGTTCGATAGAGAATGCCATCTGGTTAAAGTGACCACCAGTACCCATACCACCATCGTTACCATCACCAAGTGCTTCACCAACAGCTGTCGTGCCGGGTCCACCAGTTGTATTATCGGCAGCAACCTCTGTGAGAGCTCCACCAACACCAGCAGTACCACCAACAACGGTTGCACCAGCAAATGGATCCGTACCAAGATGTGCAGGAGTTGCTGCACCGGAGAAAGCAGTATTTGCTTCACCGTGAAGTGCTTCTGCTCCACCTTGTGTTGCATACTTGGAACGCATTGCAAAGATAAGACCAGTTGGTCCGGTCATTGGTTGTACACCAAGAATGTCAAATGCCATTAGGTTAGGCATAGTGCGGCGAATCATAGAAATCATCACTGGGTCTGCATATGCAAGACCATTTACTCCGTCACCAGCACTACCGACAGGCGCGATGTTTGGAGCAACTTCTGAAAGCATGTTGCCACCGTTTTGACCAAGTGCATTTTCTTTGCGCGTGGCTTGTTCTGTATTTTCCAGAAGAATCGCAGTTACAGTTTTTCTATAGTTGTCTGCAATTGGGGTGTGATCTTCGTGGTCTAGTACTGGGGCCCACTTTTCTTTCAGGCCTTGTACATAATTTTCATTTAAATCGTGCATGTTTTTATCTCCTTAGTAGATTTTATATGTTATCATTTATTATTTATAAAAATTTAATCTTTAGGTTTATTCAAGGCGTGTGCGTACACATCCATGATATTCCTAGGCGATTGAACTTTATTTTCCTCTTGAACCACTGGCGAATCTTCTACCGAAGTTTCTAATGCACTTTCATCAAGAATACCGCTTTCAACGCTTGTCTCAGACGGAAAATAATTATCTTTAATCAACGTGATTTTTTTAGTCATATCGTTTGTGTTTTCAAATTCTACATTTTCACTCAAATTTCTAATTTTATCAACTTGGGTGTCTGTGAGTCCTTCGGTAACATTCATCAATACGATGTCTTTTTCCAATTCAACCAATCTTTTATTCAGTTGAATATTCTTTTCAAATTGCTCATTCAATTCAGATTCTTTCGAATCAAGAGTTTCAAGAGCTTCACTATACAAGTCTAGTTTTTCTTCTGGGAGTTCAATATAGTTATCTTCGAAAACACCTTTAATACCAGACATGAAATTTTCCATAATCTCCATTTTGAGACCTGCTTCGATTGCGAGTTTGTTTTCTGTGATATATTCGCTCGCAACATAAGAAAGATACTCATCGACTTTTTCAGACAATTCTTGTCTAATTTCTACAACATGTGATTCGATGTCGCTTTCGTATGTTGAATAAATGTCTTCGATTTTTTCATTGACTTTATTAACTACAGCGGCTTCAAATATTGTTTTAACTTGTTCTTGGTACTCTTCCGACAAATCTTGGCCATTCAACATGGCATCAATGTCTTCTTGTACGTCAATATCATCTGATGTAATCTGGTGATCAGCAACTGATGTTTCGGTTTCGATAATTTCTTCTAGATCTTCAACGATTTCATCAGTTTCAATTTCTTCGTCCAAATCAGTTTTGTCGTCAGAAGCTTCTTCTTCTTCTGCGATTGATTCTAGATCATCAGAATCATCAATATCTGTATCTGTTGTTTCCACAATTTCTTCTTCTGAAATTGCCTCATCTTCTACAACATCTGTATTTTCTAAATCTGTCATTTTTATGTCTCCTAGTGAGTTTAATTTATATTTATTTATAATATTTACAATTTCGACATGAAATCTTCGAAAAGATCAATTTTTAGTTTTTCAGTCTCAATTCTTTTTTTATTATCTAAGGAATATTTATACTGAGAAATCTGACTCTCTTTCATAATTCCGTTATCCCAC